GCCGTTCAATGTCGCAGCCGGTAACAGCTCGGGCTACAACTATGCCTCAGGTCGGTTAGATCACCAAACCTATTACAAGGCAATCCGGGTCGAGCAATCACACCTCGAGCGATCGGTTCTCGATCGCATTCTCGCTGCTTGGCTCGATGAAGCCGCTCTATTGCCGGACTTGCTTCCAACGGGACTAGGCCCCTTTGCTCAGTGGCCACATCAATGGTTTTGGGATGGCCACGAACATGTCGATCCCGCGAAGGAAGCCTCGGCCCAAGCCACTCGCTTAGCCAGTCACACCACAACGCTGGCGGATGAATACGCCAAGCGAGGTCAAGACTGGGAAACACAACTTCGCCAACGAGCGAAAGAAATCGCACTCATGTCGGAGCTTGGTCTAGCTACCGAGACGGTCACTCCCACCACCAATCAGGAAAACACCGATGTCCAAGACGAGGAAGTCCCAGCCGATGACGCTTAAGCCCCAGCAAACCCAAAGCCAACTGAGCATCTCGGCAACTGCGGTGTTCGACATCGATGCTTCTGCCGATGGTTCCACTCCGGCAGCATTGCCCAAGTTCCGTATGGTCGCCTACACCGGTGGACCTATGCGTGTATCGGGTTGGCGCTACCCCGTGATAATCGATCTAGCTGGTATGTCGATCCCTTCGCAATCCAGACCGATTCGATTTGGACACGATCCCCTCTCGGGTGTCGGGCACACCGATGCAATCCGAGTCGAAAGCGGCCAACTGATCGCCACAGGCGTTGTCTCGCGGGATACCCCCGCAGCACGCGAGGTGGTGGTCAGTTCCAAGAACGGATTCCCCTGGCAAGCCTCGGTGGGTGCCGGTGTGGATGAATTCGAATTCGTCAAAGAAGGTCAAAAGGTAACCGTCAACGGAACGCAATACAGCGGACCGGTGAATGTCGTCCGAAAGTCCTCCCTTGGTGAAATCAGCTTTGTAGACCTTGGTGCCGACGGAGCAACCAGCGCGAGTGTCGCAGCTCAGGCATCTTCAAACTCTGGAGAACCAAACATGGACGATCCGCAAACCCCAGTTCAAGACGATACAAACACAACTCCGACCACTCCGGTTGTTCCGAATCAGGCAACCCCAGAGCCTGTGACAACGCAAACGGAAGTCACTGCGGCTATTGAAGCCATGCGAACGGCGCATGCAGCCGAACTGGAACGTATCGCTGGAATTCGTAAGATCTACAGCGGTGTGCTGCCTAAGCTCGAAGCCCAGGCAATCCGTGAAGGTTGGACATTGGAGAGAGCTGAGCTCGAGAAAATTCGAGGCAGCCGACCCGAGGTTCCCGCGATCCACGTTCAGCAAAACACCATCAACGCTCCAGTCTTGGAAGCGGCTTGTTACCTGGCGGCCAATCTCTCGAATGTCGAGGAGATTGCCGATGAACAATCGCTTGATTTGGCAGCTAGAAAATTCCGTGGTGGGATTCATTTGCAGGAGCTGCTGCTCGAGGCAGCTTGGGCAAACGGCTACTCGGGTCGAAACTTCCGAGATCATCGCGCGGTGATGAGAGCGGCTTTCGGCCACTCCATCGAAGCCAGCTCGGTGAGCAACATCGACATCGGTGGTATTCTCTCGAATGTCGCTAACAAGTTCCTCCTGGACGGTTTCTTCAGCGTTGAGCGAACCTGGCGCAACATCTGTGCGGTGCGCAACGTTTCGGACTTCAAGACCGTGACCAGCTACCGACTGATCGGAAAGGACCAATACGAATTGGTTGCCCCAGGTGGTGAGCTCAAGCATGGAAACCTGGGAAGCGAAAGTTACACCAACCGAGCCGACACCTACGGCTTGATGATGGCTGTCGACCGGCGCGACATCATCAACGACGACCTGGGTGCGATCACCACGGTGCCAAGGAAACTCGGTCGTGGCTCGGGCCTGAAGATCAACGATGTTTTCTGGACGATCTTCATGAACAACAGCGCGTTCTTTACCGCGGGCAACAAGAACTTCCTGACCGGCACCGACACAGTGCTGTCGATCGATGGGCTCACCAAGGCGGAGGTCGCTTATTACGACCTCGTGGATTCCGATGGCAAACCGATCGGAACAATGCCAGCGGTGATGTTGGTTCCGACTGCTCTCTCAGCGATCGGATCGCAGCTCTACAAGTCGATGGAGATGCGAGACAACACGGCCAACGCTCGTGTTCCGATCACCAATCCACACGTGGGTAAATTCCGCGTGGAAGTCAGCCGGTACCTGGCCAACGCTCTCTACACCGGCAACTCGTCGAAGGCTTGGTACTTGATGACCGACCCGAACGACCTGCCTTTGATCGAGGTAGCGTTCCTCAACGGTCAAGAAGCTCCGACCATCGAAACGGCCGATGCGGACTTCAACGTGCTAGGCGTTCAGATGCGTGGCTATCACGACTTCGGTGTCGCGCTTCAAGATCCACGTGCAGCCATCAAGTGCAAGGGCGAAGCATAAGCCTAGCCCAGCACGTCTTTCCAAGTTTCATCCGATCCATCAATTGAGGTTTAGCTCACCATGCCACAGGCAACGTTCATTCAAGAAGGTCATTACATCGATCACACCCCCGTTAGCGCTTTGGCGTCTGGGGATGTGGTTGTCCAAGGGGATTTGGTCGGCGTTACAGTTCGCCCCCTGGCAGCCGGTGAGGTCGGCTCGCTGGCAGTCGACGGTGTCTTTGATTTCAACAAGAACACCGGGGTCGCCTTCACGGTCGGCACCATCCTGTACTGGGACGACACCAACAACGTCGTGACCACGACCTCGGCGGGCAACAAATCCATTGGCAAAGTGGTCCGAGCAGCTGCTTCCGCAGATACGACCGTTCGGATGCGGCTAAGTCAGTAGTCATCGCATCCACATCGCTTCATTTGTATCCATCGTTTCATCAATCGCAGGAATCACTATGAAAACCAAATGTCTGTCGTTGGTTCTTCTGGTGGCTGTTTGCATGGCCACCTTGTCGTTCGCCCAAGAAAAAATCTGCATCAATGGGGTTTGCCAAGCTGGCCAAGTCCAGAGCACGATCGTTCTTGATCCACTTCGAGAAGACTTGAAGCTGGTGGATCAAACTCCACGAGCAACTGCCGATGGCGTCGCTAGTGACCGATTCGATCAAGTCGTTACGGTTCGGGTCACGGTTAGTGGCGTATGCGGCAGCGGAACGGTCGTTGGCCGTACTTCGGAAGGTAACGCGATCGTCCTTACCAACGCCCACGTGGCAGGCACTACGCGTGGGCGAACGGTCAACGTCGAGCGTTGGAATCCTAATGGTTCCAGTGAGAAAGGGACCGGAACGATCATCGCCTCGGGGTATGGTAAGGGGACGAGTGTCGATTTCGCTTTGCTCAAGTGCAATGGTTCTTTTGCAAAGGATGTCGAGCCGATCCCGTTGGCCGATCGCTACCCAAGCAACCAATCGTCGGTAACGACCTTTGGTTGCCCACGGTGCGAATGGCCAAGCCTGCAGGTTCTTCGGCTCAACCGCAAGGAAGGACAAATCCTCTCGTGGAAGCCGGAAGCCATCGGAGGACGCAGCGGATCGAGTCTGATCGATTACACCGATGAAGGCCCACGAGTCGTTGGCTTGCTGACCTGGGCAGGTGGTGGTGAAGGACTCGGGCAATCGACTCCGTTTCTGCTGAGTGCGATGCGCGGCAAGCTTCCTGCAACCCTGGATGGACTTCCAGCTGGTACTCGTGAAGTGAGTTGCCAAGTCGATGAAAGCCAGGAAATGGTTCAAGTTCCATCGACAATTTACGGCGAGCCGCTGCAGGTCCCATTGGGATTCCTGGCAGCGGCGGAACCTCAAGATGATCTGATCGATTCGATCGTCGATCGACCAAAGCTTAGACCTGCACCCAAAGATCCTGATGACTCTGGCGTAATCACTGATCGAATCACCGACCGAATCAAAGAGCAATATATGTGGAGCACATCCACCGTAGTGGCGACGTCGGCCGGATCGAGCATCGCGATTCTCTTAGCACTCCAGTATGGCCTGCCGGTTGTGCTTCAAGCGATCCGCAATGCCAGGAAGCAACGCGGAAACGCTGTGCTGGACGATGAGCAATTCAAGAAGCTGATGGATCAGTACCAAAACCTTCTCAAGCTTCTGGAGCAAAACAACACTCCCCCGACGACCAAACCGTAAAGGGGAATGTGATGGCCGATCTGCTTCGCGCTGGCCAAGAGTGGCTAGCCAATCAGCTCAAAACCCACGCTTCCAACACAGTGGTTTATGTGCGGGGAGCCAACCAAGTAAGCGTCTCGGCCATCATCGGCCGGACGCTGATGAAACTCGAAGATGGTTACGGTGGGGTGCACATGCAATGGACCGACCGTGACTTTCTCGTTCCACCTTCGGAGCTTGTTTTGGCTGGATCGGAAACTTTGCCAGAGCGTGGTGACACGATCCGGGAAACCTACCAAGGCAAAGTCTACATCTACGAGGTCAACGCTCCTGGGAGCGAGCCACCTTGGCGATGGTCTGACCCACACCGAAGACTTCTCCGCATTCATACCAAACAGATCGGAATCGAGTGATGCCCGCAAGTATCGTCGCCATCGCAGATGCAGTGACCGCAGAGCTGAACGGTAATTCGTTTAGCCAGTCGTTTACCGCACAGCGGCTTTACTTGCCGGTCTTTGATCTGCAAGGGATGTCCACGTTGAAGGTCACCGTCGTTCCCAAGGGGATCACCAGCCAATCGTTGGATCGATCGCGAGACAGCTTCGATTACCAGATCGATGTTGCGATTCAAAAGAAGGTCGCTAACGAGATCGCAACCATCGATGCGCTGATGCTATTGGCTGAGGAGATCGGAGATTACTTTCGAACCAATCCACTATCGAGCTACCCAGGTGCTCGCTGCATGAACGTCGAAAACACTCCGGTCTACGCACAAGATCATTTGCAGGAATTGCGTCAATTCACCAGCGTTCTGACTCTTACC